GTGGCGGTGCGCACCGGCGAGCTGCAGGCCGAGGTGCACGTGAACGCGCCGTACGCCGCCGCTCTGGAGTACGGGACCTCCCGCATGGCGGCGCGCCCGTTCCTGCAGCCGGCTATCGACAAGACCCGCGCCGAGGTCATCACCCTGTTCTTCCGGGCCATCAAGAGCGCGCGCGGGATCTGATGGCCAGCCGGGACTTCTCCGACCCGCTCCTCGTTGCGGTCATGAAGGCGCTGCGGGCCGACACCGCCGTCAAGGCCATCGTGGGCGTCCGCGTCCGGGACTACATCGACGACAAGGAGACGTGGCCCTTCCTGCGCATCGACCCGATCGCCAGCGAGCCCTTCGAGGCCAGCGGATGGGTCGGCAGCGAGTGCGCAGTGACCATCCACGCCTTCGTGAAGGGCGAGAGCAGCACCAAGGCGATCCAGGCGCTCGACGCGCTGATCGTCACCGCCCTCGACGAGGCTGAACTGCCGGTCACCGCCGGCGCCCTCCTGTCCCTCGACCACCGCCGCACGAACGTGATCCCGGACGTCCAGGGCCCCGGCTCCTGGCACGGCATCGTCCAGTTCGCGGCCACCATCGTCGCGGCGACTGCCGCCTGACGAACCCTGCGGCCACCGCGCGTCCGCAGCCCTTCCGACCATCAGTAGGAGACCCCGATGGCCAATCGCCCCCGGACGCGCCGCTTCGGCGATTTCCGCGTCTACATCGACACCACCCCGGAATCGAACACCCCAACCTTCGAGATGCCGTGCGGCTTCCTGTCGAAGTCGCTGGAGCTGTCGGCCACGTCCGGCGAGACCGAAGTGCCGGACTGCGACGATCCGGATGGCGCGGTCTGGACGGAACGCGACCTGCGCTCGCGCTCGGCGCGTGTGTCCGGCCAGGGCGTCATGGCCATGGAGAGCTACGCCGACTGGCGCGCGTTCTTCCTCGGCGCTGCGTCGCGCCTCGTGCGCGTCGAGTTCAACGACACGGCGGCCAACGGCGGCGGCTACTGGCAGGGCCGGGCCTGGGTGACCACCCTCAACCACGGCTCGGGCAACCGCGGCGAGAAGCTCACCCTCAACATCGACATGACGTCGGATGGCGAGTGGGCCTGGACGGCGGCTGCCGCCTGATGAGCCGCGACGGTAAGACGACCCTCGACTGGGGCGACGGCACCTACACCTTCCGGCTCGGCATCGGCCAGCTCGAGGAGCACGACGAGAAGATCGCGGAGGGGCGCCCGGTCGGCTACCCCTCGGGCCCACTCGCCGTGCTCTCCCGTCTCTGGGAGGGGACCTGGAAGGTCGAGGACGTCCGGCAGACGATCCGCCTCGGGCTCATCGGTGGCGGCAAAACCCCGGCTGAGGCGCTGAAGCTGACCCGGCGCTACGTGGACGAGGAGCCGCTGCTGCCGAACGTCGGCCTCGCGGTCCTGATCCTGTCCGAGGCCCTCGGCATCGAGCGGAAGGGCCCCGAGGAGGGAAAGCCCGATCCCGCGCAGACCAAGGGCCGGAGGCGCAGGACGAGCGCCTCGACTTCGCGGGATTCATCGGCTCCGGGGTCGTGATGGGCATCGCCCCGGACGTGATCCGGGGCATGTCGCTGTGGCAGTACAAGGCCGCGGTGCAGGGCTGGAACAAGGCCAACGGGAGCGAGGGCGGCGGGACCGCTCTGGACGAGAGCGAGGCTGCCGAGATCGCGTCCTGGCTGGATGAGCCGCCGGTGTGGGTAAACTAGAACGCGTCGCGTTTCGGCACGGCAAGAACGACGTCCAGATTGTCCCATCCGCAGACGAATGCATAGGTAACGCTCTGCCCAGCAGCGGAGGCGCTGACCCGCACTTCGGCGCCTCCAGCGAGCCAGCCTTTCAGTTTCTCGATCATCGTATCCACCGCCGCGGCAGAGTTACCCTGTGCGATGAACCGCTTGGTTTGCTCGTTGGGCGCATCGCCCATGAACGTGAAGGCGGCGTTGAGGCGCCGCCGCGCGTCCTCAGGGTCCCGGAACGCCTTCACCATGGCGGCGGCGGCTGCCGCCGCATCAAGGTCCGTCGCGGTGCTCGAATTTCCACCGCCAGGCACGTAGCGGTCAGCTGACGCAACGCAGGCTTTCGCTTTGGGTGAAAGCGGCGGCGAGCACGCCGCCATCGCCATGCACGCGCTTGCCAGAGCGAGAGATCCAAACCGAATGGGCACTGAACTTGATCGCCTTTTCGTCACGCTTGAAGCCGACCTGTCGAATTATCAGGCCGGTCTCAAGCGGGCCGGTGCCGACCTCGACACCTTCACGCGCGACGCGGAACGTAAGTCGACGGCGGCCGGAAAGGCAATCGAGGCCGGGCTGGCCGCGGCCAACAACAACGCGCGGCTGACGGGGCAGCAGGTCCAGCAGCTCGGGTTCCAGCTCAACGACATCGCCACGTCGCTGGCCAGCGGCATCAGCCCGTTCCAGACGCTCGCCCAGCAGGGCGGGCAGGTCTACCAGGCCCTGTCGATGAACGGCGGCGTCGCGCAGGGCCTCGCCGGCGTGAAGAACGGCATCGCGGAGAACGTCACCGCCTCGCGCCTCCTGGCCGGAGGATTTGCGGCGGCCGGCGCGGCGGCGGTCTATCTCGGCTACTCCTACGTGTCGGCCCAGGACGACATCAAGAAGGGCCTGACGGGCATCGGCGCGGCGTCCGGCGCCACGGTGAAGGACATCGACGCCATCGCGACCCGGATCTCGGTCGCCAAGAGCATTTCGATCTCGGCCGCACGCGACATCGCCACGTCCATCGCTGCCACCGGCAAGGTCAACGTCGGAAACATCGAGGGCGTCGCCGGGCTGGTGCCGGGCTACGCGCGCATCTTCGGCAAGGACCTCGAGACGGCGGGCCAGGAGATGGCGACCATCTTCGCCGAGCCCATCGCGGGCGCAGACCTGTTCATCAAGAAGCTCGGGGGCATCAACGACCAGACCCGGCAGCTGATCCAGAACCTCGTCGAGCAGGGCAAGCGGCAGGAGGCGATCAACGCGCTTCAGGGGGCGGTCAGCCCAGTCATCAACGCGGCGCAGGACGCGCGCAGCCCGCAGCGCAAGCTCCTCGACACGATCCTGCAGCGCGGCTCGCAGGCGCTGGACTTCACGGGCCGCGTGGCGGCCGCCACGGTCAGCCCCGAAGGCACCGACGAGGACCAGCTTCGCGACGCGCAGAACCGGCTCGCCATCGCGCGCAAGGCGCAGTCCGCGCTGCCATCGCTGTTCGGGGGGCAGGATTCGCTCGCCAACATGGCGGTCGAGGCGCTCCAGCAGAACGTCGACGAGCTGACCCGCAAGCTCGCGGACGCCGCTGTGGCGAAGGACAAGGCGTTCGACGCGCGCAAGGCCGAGGAGCTGTCCCTGGCCGCCGGCGCCATCGTGCGCTCGCTCGACCCCGAGGGGCAGGCCCTCCAGAAGTTCGAGAACCAGCTGACGGCCCTTGGCGGCGCTCTCGCCACCGCCGTCAGCAACCCCGACGTGGCGATCGACGGCGGGATCGAGAAGGCCATCACGCAGTACGGCGCCCTGCAGACGAAGGTGGACGCCCTGCGCACCGCCTACGCGGCCGGCGGCGTGGCAGCCCAGAATGCCCTGCGCGCGGCAGACTTCTCGGCTCAGCAGGCGGGGCTCTCCAGCTACGAGCGCGGCCTGCAGGCGATCGTTCGCCAGTTCGCCGACATGGCGAAGGCGGCCCGGGAGTCGGGTACGGCCGCAGGCGAGGCAGCGGCGAAGACCTACGAAGCGGCGAGCGGGAGAGCGCAGGACGCTTACCGCACGCAGAACGTCGAACGGGCGCGCGGCGAGATCAGCGTCCCGTCCGACTACTACGGCCTGATCCGTTCGGCGGAATCGGGGACGAATGACAGGGCGGTGAGCGAGACCGGCGCTGTCGGGCGCTACCAGTTCATCAAATCGACTTGGCTCTCGCTTTTCCAAGACGTGAAGTCGTCTCGGTATGCCGAGATCCAGAAGGCCAATACCGGCGCAGACGGGACGGTAGATCAGAAGGCCGTTCAGGCTGCCGTTCTGGCCCTGCGGAACGACCCGGATCTGCAGGAAGAATTGGTCCGGGCCCTCACCATCAGGAACGCAGCATCTCTGGATAAGGAGGGCTTCGCGCCGACGTCGCGGAACCTCTACGCCGCACACAATATCGGCGCGGGGGGAGCTTCAGCCCTGCTTCGCGCCGAGCGCGACGGGCGTGGCGGTGAGACCGCGCAGAGCATCCTCGACCCGATCAGCCCGAACCTCACTTCTGCGAACCGGGCCTACTACGGTGGCGGCAAGACGGTCACCGAATCGCTGGCCATCCTTCAGCAGAAGACCTTGGCGAACAGCGCCAGCGCGCGCGCAGCGAAGGAGGATGTGATTGCGACCGAGGCCCAGACGCAATCGATCGGTAAGAGCGCGGTGGAGGCGTCAAGGCTCAAGTCCATCAACGACGACCTGCGCGCATCGCGCGAGCGCGGCGAGGAAGCCGGGCTGAAGTTCGCCACGGCCGAAGACCTTTTGAAAGCATCCTCGACCGGTCTCACGGGCGAGCTGAAGGCGCAGACAGATCAGATCCTGGCCAATGCCGATGCCCGCTCGCGCGCGTCGGCCGTCAGCCTCAACACCCGATTCCAGACGGACCAGCGCGAGTCCCGTGCCGCCCTTGGCCGGACCTACGAGGAGAACGCCGCCTACAGCCAGGCGCGTAGCTACGGCGCGGCGCCCGGCACGGACGGGTTCAAGCAGGCCTACGACGGCATCCGCGACCTGCAGGGGCTGACCGACGCGAAGAACTACACCGGGTCCTTCCTGAAGGACCTGAACTACGACCTGATGAACGCCAAGAGCTTGGGCGACGCAGCGCTCTCCTCGGTGCAGCGCCTCCTCTCCAAGGTCGCGGACAAGGGCATCGACAAGATCGTCTCCAGCCTGTTCGCTCCATCGGGCGGCGGCGCCGGCATCTTCGACGGCATCGCCAAGTTCTTCTCGGCCGGCTTCTCCGGTGGCGGCTTCACCGGGGCTGGCGGCACCTACGAGCCGGCCGGCATCGTTCACCGCGGCGAGGTCGTGTTCTCGCAGGAGGACGTCAGGCGCCACGGCGGCGTCAACGTCGTCGAGGGCATCCGTCGCGGGCTCAAGGGGTTCGCGGCCGGGGGTATCGTCGGCGCCATGCCCCGCATGCCGATGGCGCAGGCCGCCCGGCCATCCTCTGCGGGGGCCTCGGTCCGAATGGGCGACATCAACATCAACGCGCCGGGCGCCGACCGCGAGGGCCTGATGCAGCTTCGCTCCTACGTCGACGCTGGTTTTCAGGAGAGCCGCCGCACCATCGGTCAGCAGCTGGCCGGCTGGAAAGAGAACAACTGATGCCCCGGATGCCGGCCACCATCGCCGCGCTCCAGCAGGGACAGGTCGTCAGTGTCATGCGCCTCGTGCGCATGGACTTCGCCTCGCAGACGATCCGGGTCCATCAGGGCGCCGGGCCGCTGCGGACAGCAGACGGACAGGTTTGGTCGGGCCTGGGCGAGCTCGGCCAAATCTCGGACATTGATCGCGCTGTGGTCCCCTCCGGCGGCTCGCCGAGCCTGACGCTCTCCGGCGTAGGCCCCGACCTGATCGCGAAGACGATGGCGGCGGCCGACGAGACCAAGGGGCGGCCCGTCCGCATCTTCGATCAGCACTTCACCGGCGAGGGCCAGCTTCTCGATGCCCCCCTGGCCATCTGGTCCGGTCTCATGGACCGCATGACGATTCAGGACAGCGGCGCGACGGCGGCCATCACCGTGACCACTGTCACCCTGCTCTACAACCGGCGCCGGCCCGCCTTCGGCTACCTGAACGCCGCCTCGCAGCGACGGCTCTACCCCGACGATGGCGGCGCGGATCAGCTCTCCCGCCTCGTCCAGGCCAATGAGAAGTGGCCGCAGTACTGATCGCCGACCTCCTCGCGCACCTGCGCATGGGGATGGAGATGGAGTTCGACCGGGCCGCGGGCGCGGACTGCGCCATGTGGGTGGCCGATTGGATTGAGGCCGCCACCGGCACTGACCCGGCCGCCGACCTACGCGGGACCTACGCCAGCGCCTTCGGGGCCGCCCGGCAGATCGCGCGCTGGGGCGGCTACGAGACGATGTGGCGGACCCACATGGCGCTTGCCGGCTTCGTCACCACCCGCGCTCCGCAGGAGGGCGACGTCGGGGTGGTGCTGGACGCCGCCGGCAACACCGTCTCGGCCATTCGCTTCGATGACAAATGGGCCGCCAAGTCCGAGGGCGGCATCGTGGTTGAGGACTTCCGCATGCTCGTCGCCTGGAGCCTGAAGCGTGGTTGAGGCCATCGGCATCGCGATCCTGAGTGCCATCGGCACCTCGGCCGCCGTAGCGACCACCGTGGGCATCGCGGGCGTGTCGCTGGCGACCATCGTGGGCACCGCGACCGTGCTGGGCGGCTCGCTCCTGATCCAGACCCTCACGACGCCCGACACGAAGCAGAAGGTCGCCGCGCAGCAGTTCTCCTCAAAGCAATCCCTGCCGCCGCGCCGCCGCGCCTACGGCACCGTGATGATCGCCGGGCCGAAGGTCGAGTACCGCAGCCTGAACGGCAAATTCTACAACGCGATCTATCACGTCGAGGGCCCCATAGCGGCCTTCCTCGGCTACTGGCTGGAGGACAAGCGGATCACCCCGCGCGACAACTCGCTGGGCGGGGTGGCCGCGACCAAGCCCTGGGATGGCTCGGTCGTGCTGGAGGGGCATCTGGGCGCCGTGGATCAGGCAGCCTCGCCCCTGCTGCGCCAGCTGCCGCAGTGGAGTGCGGACGACCGCCTCCGCGGCTGCGCCTACAGCCTGACCGTCTCGACCGCGCCGAAGGAGAAGAACTTCCTCAAGACCTTCCCGAGCGGCACCTGGCCCGAGCATCGCGTGCTGATCCAGGCCTCGCTGGTGCGGAACCTGAACGACCCCGCGCAGAGCGATGACCCGGCGACGTGGAAGTGGTCGGACAACTGCGCGCTCTGCATCCGGGACCACCTCACGCATCCGGTCTGGGGCATGAAGGTGCCGTACGCTCTGATCGACGATGCCTCGTTCGCGGCGATGGCCAACCTCTGCGCCGAGCCGGTCATGAACAAGGCCGGGGAGGTGTTCCCGCGCTACTACCTGGGCGGCGCCTTCGACCTCACCGACGAGCCGGCCGACGTCCTTCAGGGCATGCTCGACGCCTGCGACGGGCGCCTCTACCTCACGCCGGAGGGCAAGATCGGCATCAGCGGCGGCGTCTACGTGCCGCCCGAGGTCACGCTGCGCGACCCGCGGATCATCTCGACCGGTCAGATTGAGGTCGGTTCCGGCAAGCGCGCCACGTTCAACCGGCTCAAGATCAGCTACGTCTCACCCTATCACGACTACCAGGTGATCGAAGGCGATCCGTGGGAAGATCTGGATGGGCAGGCCCGCGCGGGCGAGATCCTCGAGGCGGACTTCGCCCGGCAGTGGGTGCAGAACCACAACCAGCTCCGGCGCCTCGCCAAGATCCACACCGCCCGGAAGAACCCGCAGTACCGTATCACGGGCTTGGTGACCGACCGCTCTGGCCTGCCGGCTCTATTCGAGGACCAGATCCGCCTCGTGCTCACCCGCTACGGCATCGACGCGGTGTTCACGGTCGAGCGCGCGGTCGCGGCTGGTGACGGCTCGACCTGCACCTTCGATCTGGTGTCGATCAGTCCGGCGGCCTTCACCTTCAACGCCGCGACCGAGGAGGGCGTCACGCCCGCCATCCCGGGCGTCGATGCGGCGGCGGCCCCGCCCGACCCGCCGGTAGACCTCGCGGCCGAGATCGAACGACGCGCCGTCAGCGGCGACACCAACGCGACGTTCCTGGTGCTGACATCCGACGAGCCCCTTCGCGCCGATCTCTCCTTGATCGGGCGCTACCGCGCGGTGGGGGCCGAGGAATGGACCGACATGACGGTGGACGGTCAGGGGCGTGGTCGCGTCATCTCCTCGGTGTTGGCGGACGGGCAGGCCTACGAGGCGCAGGGTGCCATCGCGAGCTACGGCCGATCCACGCAGAGCGCCTGGACCGCGACCGATCCGGCGACGATCACGGCCATCGCCGACGACACGGGTACTGGCCCGCCGACCGGGTTGGCCGGCAATGGTGGGAGCGGCCAGTTCTCGTACGCCTTCACGACGCCGGACGTGCCGAACTTCGGATACGCCAAGATCTTCGGGAACAGCGTGAACGACTTTGCGAGCGCCGACGAGCTCCACACCTTCAACGGTGCAGCGGGGCAGGCCTTCGACCGGACCGAGGACGGTATCGCCCCTGGCACCTACTACCTCTGGGTCCGGGCCTTCAATCGCAGCGGCTTCGGCAATGCCACAAGCACGGCCGGGCCCATCACAGTGACGGTGACCTGATGGCGCCTCTGATCTGGCCATCGATCCTCGTCCCCTCGTCGGAGTCGTGGAACGTCAATCGGGGCGCCTCCCGTAGCGGCGGGCGCTCCCTTGCCAATCAGGAGCAGGTCGTCGTCGGGCCGTCGGGGTTCGTCACCGCCACCCTGACGGTCCCCTGCAACAAGCCCGCGAAGGTGCTCGCGATGCGCGCTCTCCTGGCCGGGTTGGACGGGCGGGCCGGCACGGTGCTGGTCGGCCCGTTCGAGGTTGCCCGAGCGCCTTGGTTCGTTGATCCGCTCACCGGCGGCAAGATCACGACGTGCCGGGGCGATCAGGATGCAGCGCTCGACGCCGCCTGGGACGCCAACGCGGACACCTCCGCTGATCTCGACTTCCGTGCTGCCGGCGCCATCGCGATGAACGCGACCGCCCTGACCGTGAAGCGCAATCGCGGTGGCCTCTTGGCCCCAGGCATGTTCTTCGAGATCGCCAGCCGCCTGCACATGATTACGGCGCTGACGACGGCTGACCCGACGGGGGATGGCGGCCTCGCAGCGCCCGGCAACATCGGGATCCAGTTTCGCCCTTGGACCCGCGCCGACTATCCCGCGAACACCGCAATCGAGTTGGGCCATCCTCGCTGCACGATGCGGCTCGCCTCTGACGACACCGGCGCGATGGAACTCCAGCTCTCGCGCTACGGCAGCGTGACGCTCGACCTCGTCGAAGCCTTCTAAGACCCGCCCAACCAGCAGGACCGACCATGGCTGACCAACTTACGTCCTCGGACGTGGGCGCGGGCGCGCGCGCGAAGATCAACGCCGCCATCGCGGCGGTGAATGCGTTGCAGTCTGCTTTTACCGGCAAGGCAGCGCAGGCCGCCGTCGACACGCTGAACGCCGAACTCGCGGATCTTCGCGACCTCGTCGGCGACAAGGCCGGGCAGGCGGCGGTCGAGGCGATTCAGCAGGCGCTTGCAACGCTCACGACGACGGTAGGCGGGAAGGCACCGCAGTCCGCGCTCGTCTCGCTCGGTATGACGGTTGCCGATAAGGCGTCGCTGCAGCAGGTCGCCGATCTGCTGGCATCCCTCCAGACGTTGGCGCAGACGGTCGGCACGAAGGCTCCGCAGTCCGCCCTCGATGCCGTGCTAGCTCGGTTCGCTCGCATCAACGCCGGCCTCTACCCGTCCGAGCGTCCCGGGGACAATCCGAGCGCTTTCACGGCCTCCTCTGCCGGGGGCGACCCTGACGCCCTCTCTCCGCTCGACCTCGCAGCCTACCCCGTACGAGTCGTGGGCGATGGCCTCGGCGTCGAGGTGTCCGGCTCGCGCGAGGTCTGGTCACGCCGTCTTCAGGCCTCCGAGATCGGCCGGCTCTGGCGCCCGCGCTGGCGCCTGACCCGCACCCAAAATGCCCAGGACCCGGATGGCGACGCCGTCGAGCGCCTGATCGCCTGGTATCGTCCCGATCGCAGCGTGCTCAGCATCGTGCAGGC